GTAAAAATCTGGAAGCCATGAATATCCATTGCTTTCAAAACCATATTCTTCGTACTTGTATCGGATTCCTAGCGCATCAAAGAAGACCGCCCAGCGGGCTTCTAGGCGGCTGCGAAAACGGTATCCCTTGTAGCGTGTCTCAATTGCCTTTATCATTCATCTGACCCTCAAGTATTGAAATGCTGCCCCGGCCTGCCAGCCGGGGCTTTTTCGTTACTTCTTCATCCAGGGCGGGGTATTAGATGCCGGAGCCTGCTGCTGCGGTGCCGCCTGCTGCTGCTGTACCGCTTGCTGCTGTGCGGGCGCCTGAGCTTGAGGGGCTGCATTGCCGGCGGTCTTAAACCCTTTGACCTCGTTGCTGGGCTCATACTGGCCAGTCGGATCGGTCTTGATGCTCACCTTGATTTGCAGGGTGCCGCCAATGAGCTGGTCAGTATCCTGAACGGAGGCGAGGCCGATGCAGCGCATGATGTCGCCAAGCTGCCGGAGGCCGATTTCCTCTGCCTTGGGGTTGGGGTTGCGAATGTTCAGGTTGCCGAACACGACGCGCCCTTCATGCGTCGGGCCGGTCACGTTGTACTGGACAGCGATATACTCGCCTGTGCCGGCCTTGGTCTGCCGCAGCTCCGCGCCTGCAATGGTCGCGGTGTACCAGCCCGCCGGGATAGGGTCAAAGCTGCCTTGATCCTGCGGGAGTTCCTGGGCGCTAAAGGTTTGTCCGAGAAATGCCATGGTGTTAACCCTCTTCGTTCTGGTTCAGTTCAATGGAGAATGACGGGCGGCCCGGCTTCGTTGTGATGGCCGCCTCTAGTGGCTTGGTGATGCTCTCGTCTGCCGCTTTCCATGCGGCCATGTTGATCTCAGGCTTCCACCGGAACAGGTCAGGAAGATGTTGAGTCAGCCCATGCTCTGCGGCAATCTCCTGCACTGCATCCGCGTCCACCTTGCGATTCAAGCGGCTGGTGACCTTCACCACGTCACCAAAGTCGTTAATGGTCTTGCTGCCCTCCTCGCCTGGCTGGTACCCCATAGCGCCAAGGATGATGTCTTCAATCTGGCGTCTACGCTGTGCCGCCTCCTTTTCCTGACGCTTGGCCTCAGCCCATGCCAGATACAAGTCGTGGCGGTCTGCCTCGTCAATCGGCGTGACGCCCTCCGGGCAAAACCCTGCCTCCTCCGGAGTCCATGAATCAAGGTCGTGGTCGGGGTCTTTCTGGTTTCTGGTGATGTAGTCGATCATGCACCACCTCCAATCTTGTCAATGATCGCGCCAAGGTCGGGCGCTTCCCATGCGTCCAGCTTCCCTGAGCGGTCCTTAGCAGTCCAAATGCCGTCAGGCTCAGCCATCAATGCTCGCTGAGGCACCCCCTCTGCATCGCGCTCTACGCGAAGCGCCAGAACTTCATCAAAAAAGTACGGCAGCATCTGGCCGACCTTGTTGCCCGGCATGCTGGGCGAGTACAGGATGCGCCCCATCTCGTCCTGCTGCTTCTCTAGCTTTGCGCTAAAGTAGACATGCCGGCCAGGCAGGTCGCGGAAGGCCCGAATCATGTCCTGCATGATCTCCTGAAGTGCGCCATATGCTTGGCGGGGGTCTTTGGCCTTTTTCTTTTCGGCGTTCAAGACCACTTCAGCAATCTCACTAATGGAGTCCAGCGCGACAGACTGAAACGGTTTGGCCTCGTCGCTACCGGCGAGCCACTGATAGGCTTCCTGTAGCGTCTCCATGTCCTTAACCTCGATGAATGGCACATCGGAGTCGGCAATAGACAGCAGGCCGCCTTCTGCGGACAGCACAACGGGGCTCGGAAGCGTGGGAATCAAGCTGGTCTTGCCTGAACCTGCGGCACCGTAGACAAGCACCTTGACGCCCTGGGCATGCATGCCCTTAGTCGTCTTTAGTTGAATGGCCATGATGGCTCCTCATGTAACGCCGGTCGGCGGTATGCCGGTTGGCGCTTGATTCCAATACTAGCCAGCTCAGAATCGCGTTGCAAGCATTTTTTTCATTGCGTATGATGTGACCATCACAGGAGGGAAGCGCCATGAAGACCAAAGAGATGATCAGCATCCTGACGGAAGCGGGCTACCCGCTGTCGCTGATAGCCAGCCAGTCAGGAATCAGCTACATGAAGCTGTACCGCTATGTAAAGGGAACTCACACCATGACGCCTGACGACAAGGCGCTCGTCTGGCGTTTTGGCAAGATGCAGCCGGCTGTTGAGGTGGCGCTCGGGATCGAAATTCAGGAGCTGGTAGAAAATGGCTGATATTACACACATTTTTGGAGGAACCTTCAGCCCACCAGAGCCGCAACGAGTCGATCCGCCCGAGGTGCAGCTACGCCAGAGGATGCAGGAGGCGGGGCTAGAGCCGCCGGAACAGATTTACATGGATGGCAAGGTCCACCGCTTCCCGACCAATGGAAAGCGTGGCGACAATGCCGGTTGGTATGTGGTCTTTGGCGACGGCCTGCCGGCGGGTCGCTTTGGCTGCTGGCGTGATGGCGTAGAGGTGACATGGAAGGCCGATACCGGAAGAGAGCTGTCGGCAGCCGAGCAGATGGCGATTGCAAGGCGGGTGGCCGAGGCCAGAGAGATACGCCAGAGGGAGCAGCAGAAGCGGCATGAGGCAGCGGAACAGACCGCTGAGCATATATGGGCAAGGGGTACGCTGGCATCAGAGGATCAGCCCTATCTGGTAAAGAAGAAGGTGATGCCACATGGGGCCAGGGTGACCGGCGACGGCAGGCTAGCCCTCCCGATGTACAACGCCGAGGGTGAACTGTCTTCCCTGCAATTTATATCGCCGGATTCTTCAAAAATCTTTATGACAGGCGGGGCGACCAAAAATTGCTTCTGGTGGCTGGGCGATCTCGAAAAGGCCGAGCGTGTTTTTCTCGCCGAGGGATTTGCCACGGCGGCTACCATCCACGAAGTGACCGGCTCACCCTGTTTCATCGCCTATAGCGCGGCCAACTTGCCAGGCGTCGCCAGAATAATGCGAGAGAGGCTGGGCGAGATTGCCGAAATCGTCATTGTGGCCGACCACGACGAAAGTGGCGTTGGCATGGCCCGAGCGCAGGAAGCCGCCTCCGCTTGCAGTGGTCGCGCCGTGATGCCGCCGGAGCCGGGCGACGCCAATGATTACCACCTTGCCGGCCATGATCTCCTCGCCCTACTAGCACCAGACGCGGAAGACCTTAACTGGCTGGTGCCCGCCGATGAATTCTGCCAGCAGCCGGCGCCGATGCAGTGGCTTGTTAAGGGCTGGATTCCACGCCAGTCGCTGGTGATGGTTCACGGTCCATCGGGCAGTGGCAAGACGTTTGTCTTGATCGACTGGATGATGCGGATTGCCACCGGGCGCGACGAGTGGCAGGGGCGCCCTGTTAAGCCAGGGGTAGTCGTCTATCTAGCCGGCGAGGGGCATCATGGTTTGCGCGGTCGCTTTGCGGCATGGAAGCAGCACTATGGCAAAGAGCCGTCAAAGCTGTGGATCTCCAACAGTGGATGCGACCTAAATACGCCGGATGGCTATCAAAAGGTGGTGCAGAGCGTCGCCGGCATTATGCGTCAGACGGGAGAGCCGCCCGCCGCCATTTGTGTGGACACACTGCACCGCTTTCTAGCTGGCGACGAGAACAGCGCCCAAGACGCCAAGACCATGCTAGATGCCTGCGGAAGCCTGATTCAGGAGTTCGGATGCACGGTGATCCTTGTTCACCATACTGGCGTGAGCGAGGAGGCCCAGCACCGTGCGAGGGGTTCGTCTGCATGGAGAGGAGCGCTTGATATGGAGATAAGCGTGGTGCCAGGTGGTGACGGCAAGCCGATCAAGCTGGTGCAGCGCAAGGCAAAAGATAGCGAAGAGGCGCCCGATGCTTTTCTTGACCTTCAGACGGTCGAGCTGCCGGGCTGGCTTGACGAGGATGGCGAGCAGGTGACCAGCGCCGTGGCGACCCCCTCAGTTGCGCCAGCAGAGGCGAGCGCCGGGGGCAAGCTGCAAGAACACTACAGGATGCTTGAGGCCGCCTGGTTCGCATCCGGTGCCGAGCATTCGGCAGGGCTCCCCTATATCACAAAGTCGGCGCTTGTCGACTACCTGATGCAGAATCTTCCGGGGCGCAAGCCGTCCACCATCGAGCAGATGGTTAAGCCGTCAGAGAAGCGCAAGATGATGGGAATGCTTTGTGAGGGCGGCGTGGCAAG